TCAAATAAAGTGAACCGTGGGGCTACAGAAAACCGCCTCTGCGTCTACCGCATTGAACGTAACGAGGATGGTAGCAACCCTGAGATATTCGTGGAGGGAGTTTGATGAGTGACTACAAACAAACCCGTGACGCAGCAGGTGTCATTATATCACGTTACAGCAAGATGCTACAGGGCCTGAGTGATGACTATTTAGATGATATGGTTGTTGCATCTCTTATGCAGTACTACGACCTGTGCTGTGAGCCTAACAAAGACGAGGGTGGTGAATTGATTGACCTAGACACCACTATCCTTGAGGCCATTGAGAGAGTGCTTGAGGACTACATGTGTCCAGCAGACTACAATGCGTGGATGCTAGGAAGAAACAAATGAACGCACTTGAGACACTAACAAACGTACTGCAAACAAGCGCAGCAGTAGAGATTATGAACGAGGTTGTCTTGGCTACACTGAAAAGCTCTCGTGACACTTGTATTGAAATGCGGGAACGGCTAGAGGCTAAACGTGACCGTAGGGGTTTATGGTCTACCCCTGAAGCAGAGGACTGGGAAACTATCGTCCTAGACATAGCAGCACTAGACCGTGTGATTGATTACTATGGAGGATGATATGACGGAAAAAATAGGACACATGAAAGTGACAGCTTTGACAGAACATGAAGACGGTAGTGCAACTGTTGAGTTTGATATGGATGGTACCACAGCAGCACTGGCACAAGAGTTAGGCCTGAGGCTCCTGATCTATTGTGGTGCTACAGGTACGGACCTTGACTTCGTGTTCGACAGCATCCTAGGAAGAGAGGACTAAACAAATGTTTACTGTAGAGTTTGAGAGAGATGCGTCTATTATTACTACACTAGATGACAGTGATAAGTTCGAGGATGTAGAGATGGTGTTGGCGGATGACGGGACTGTATACCTACGTCAGTTCGACGATAACCTGGATGAATTTCAGATGTTGTATATGAGTTACCAACAGTTCCTTGACTTGATAGCTGCACACCAATCACCTGAAGGTGCTTACAGGCTGGAGCTAAACATTAAATGATACCCCAAGATTACTTCATTGTAGCCACACTAGCTGTAAATCTTTATCTGTGTTGGAGAAACTCAATCATAGAGCATGAGCTTGACAAGCTAACTCAGTTCTGCTTTAAGTCTATTAATATGTTAGCAGAAGCAGTCGATGAGATAGAGGAATACTTAGATGACCAGCAACAACAACAAGACAATCAACACCCTAGTGGCGGACATGCACGAGGTGATCGAAGGTAAGGGTGGTTGGAACGGAACCCTTGGCGCAATGATGGGTGACAGTATCGCACTGGTAGCCAACCAACGGTTCAGTAAACCACAAGAGCCACGAGGCTATCTATCACTGTCGGCTATTGGTACACCCTGTCAACGTAAGCTCTGGTACAAGATCAACCAGACTAACGATGCTGAGAAACTTACACCCAACACCCTTCTCAAGTTCTTCTTCGGTGACATGATCGAAGAGCTTGCCTTGACTATTGCTAAGGCTGCTGGACATGACGTACAGGGTCAGCAGGATCGTCTGGATGTACACGGTATCAAGGGTGCTCGTGATGCAGTTATTGATGGCATGACTGTAGACGTTAAGTCAGCCTCACCCTATGCCTTCAAGAAGTTCAAGGAAGGTAACCTACGTGAGGATGATCCCTTTGGATATATCTCGCAGCTATCCTCCTATGTGTACGCAGCTAAGGATGACCCTCTTGTAACCAACAAGACAGCTGGTGCTTTCCTAGTTATCGACAAGGTGAACGGACACATCTGCCTAGATGTCTACGACTTTGAGGAAGAGTTGAAGACTAAAGAGCAAGAGATGTTGGACACCAAAGAGATGGTAGCTGGCCCTATCCCTGAGGATCGCATCCCTCCAATCCCTCAGTCTAAGACTAGCCCCAACACCAAGCTGGACATGACCTGTAGCTACTGTGAGTTCCGTAAGGTGTGCTGGCCTGAGGCTCGTACCTTTATCTACAGTACTGGCCCTCTCCACTTGGTTGATGTAGTCAACGAACCACGAGTACCTTCATCATGAGTGCAGGGTTTAAGTATGGCTACAGATCAGGGTTAGAGGATCGTATATCTAAGCAACTCAAGGCCCTGTCTGTGCCAGTTAAGTACGAAGAGATGAAGATCAAGTATGCTATCAATGAGGTCAGGACTTACACACCTGACTTCGAGCTTCCAAACGGTATCATCATTGAGAGTAAGGGAAGGTTTGTTGTATCAGATAGAAAGAAACATCTTCTCATAAAGAAACAACACCCAGACCTTGACATTCGTTTTGTATTCTCTAACTCTAAGGCTAAGATCAACAAAGGTTCCAAGACTACCTACGGTATGTGGTGTGACAAACATGGGTTCCTTTACGCAGACAAACTAATCCCAGAGGAGTGGATCAAATGGCGACCATAGAAGTACACAAGTTTATCGAAGGACCGTTTGAATTGGGTGATGATTCATGGTATAATCTTTGTCTTGCCTTGCTGCCATGCGGAGGTTGGGCTGAGATAGAGATGTACTACTCAGACTTCAATGCAGCCTACAAGGACTCAACTAACCTTAATCGTAGCCCTTACCCACTGGAGGTTGATGACGGATGTTTGACTACGAATCTAAATTGAAAGCTCTCGTAGAGAACTACGGTCTTATGTTCCTTCTGGAGCAGAATGAAATAACGGAAGAGTTTGTAGTCAGGTTCTTGATAGACGAGAATCTTATCGACTTCGATGACTACATAAATGTTGATGAAGAAATGGAAGAATGGAAGAGGATTGAAGAGTGATTACGCAAGAAGACATTGATGCTATGGGAATGAGTTACTATGAACCATACGAACCACTAGACTACAGCAAATGGGTAGAAGATAAGATCATCACAACTGGTCAGACACGTTTGATTGAGAATACCCTTGGACTTGTAGGTGAAGCTGGTGAGGTAGCTGAGAAGATCAAGAAGCTACTTCGTGACGAGACAAGGTTTACAGACAAAGATATTATCAAAGAGCTAGGGGATGTAGTCTTCTATGCTACTGCCCTTTCAAACTACTTTGGTTCTAACTTGCAGGGTATCCTTGACGAGAACATTGATAAACTAGACAGCCGTGAGGCAAGAGGAACCCTTCAGGGGAGTGGAGATAACCGATGAGCACCAGCAACTACCTACCTACAGACTACCAAGCATTCATCCACACATCACGTTATGCCCGTTGGCTTGACGAAGAGGGTCGTCGTGAGACATGGGGTGAGACAGTCAACCGTTACATGACTAACCTCGTAGGCGACAAGGTTGATGTATCCACAGCTGATGCTCTTGAAACAGCTATCCTTGACCTCAATGTCATGCCCTCTATGCGAGCCCTCATGACAGCTGGACCAGCCTTGGACCGTGACAACACAGCTGGCTACAACTGCTCCTATCTCCCAGTGGATGACCCAAAGTCATTCGATGAGGCTATGTTCATCCTTCTATGTGGTACAGGTGTAGGCTTCTCTGTTGAACGTCAGTTCGTCTCCAAGCTCCCAGAGATTCCTGAGTTGTTTGAGAGTGACACAACTGTTGTAGTCAAGGACAGCAAGGAAGGCTGGGCCAAGTCTCTCCGTCAAGTGATTGCACTCCTGTACAGTGGGGAGATTCCTAAGTGGGATGTGTCTCGTGTACGTCCAGCAGGTGCTAAACTTAAGACATTCGGTGGTCGTGCCTCAGGTCCAGCACCACTGGTTGACCTCTTCAACTTCACCATCCGTACCTTCAAGGAAGCACAGCACCGTAAGCTTAGTTCACTTGAAGTCCACGACATCATGTGTAAGATTGGTGAGGTTGTTGTTGTAGGTGGTGTACGCCGATCAGCCATGATCTCTCTGTCTAACCTGAGTGATGACCGTATGCGTCATGCTAAGTCAGGTGCATGGTGGGAGAACAACCCACAACGTGCCTTGGCTAACAACTCCGTAAGCTACACAGAGAAGCCAGACAGCCTGTCCTTCATGCGTGAGTGGATGGCACTCGTTGAGTCAGGTTCAGGTGAACGTGGTATCTTTAACCGTCAAGCATCTGTAGCACAGGCTAAGAAGAATGGTCGTCGTGACCCTAACTTTGAGTTTGGTACTAACCCTTGCTCAGAGATTATCCTTCGGCCCTACCAGTTCTGTAACCTGACTGAGGTTGTAGTACGAGCTACTGACACTGTAGAGACACTAGAGAATAAGGTCCGACTAGCTACCATCCTGGGTACGATCCAGTCCTCCTACACTAAGTTCCCCTACCTGCGTAAGGTGTGGCAACGTAACACAGAAGAAGAACGGTTGCTTGGTGTCTCCTTGACAGGCATCATGGACAACCCCCTTATGACAACAACCAACAAAGGATTGGAGAAGACCCTTGAACATCTTAAAGCTATTGCCGTTTCTACAAATGCTGAGTGGGCTGAACGCCTTGGCATCCCTGTCTCTGCTGCTATCACTTGCGTCAAACCTTCTGGCACTGTCTCCCAACTTGTTGACTCTGCTAGTGGTATTCATGCTCGTCACTCAAAGTATTACATTCGTACTGTTCGTGGTGACAACAAAGACCCCCTGACACAGTTCATGAAGGATCAGGGTATCCCTAACGAGCCTGACGTTATGAAGCCTGAGGCAACTACCGTGTTCAGTTTCCCTATGAAGGCTCCAGATAATGCTGTAGTCACAGCTGACATGTCTGCTATCGACCAGCTTAAGATGTGGCTTGCCTACCAACGATCATGGTGTGAGCACAAACCTTCGGTGACTATCAACGTCAAGTCTGATGAGTGGTTCGAGGTGGGGGCATTTGTTTATCAGCACTTCGACGAGATGTCTGGTGTATCCTTTCTTCCCTTCAATGAGCACACGTATCAACAGGCTCCATACCAGGACGTGGGTAAGTCAGATTACGAAACTCTTCTGTCATGTATGCCAAGCAGCATTGACTGGAGTAAACTCTCAGAGTATGAGGTTGAGGATAACACAGCAGGAAGTCAGACACTGGCATGTTCTGGTGACAGCTGTGAGATTGTGGACCTGACCTAATGTACATCATCATCACACGAGACCAATGTAACTTCTGTGATTCAGCAAAGGCCCTCCTAGAGGGGGCCTCCCTGCCCTACACCACCTACAACGTACAGAGTGGTAGTAGTAAATGGGTGTTGACTTTGCTCAAGCAGGCGGGGCATACTACAGTTCCACAGATCTTTAAGCCAGATGGTACATATGTAGGTGGCTACACAGAGCTAAGAGATATGATGGTAGCCAACTGCCCAAAGGAGTTCTAAACATGACAGCTAAACGACCTTTCAACAGGGCCTTGTATGAGGCTTATGATGAGCCTGCCCGTAATGCCTTGGTTGCCTACCTCGAAAGTAAGGGGCATACAGTAGTCAACAACGAAGAGAACTACAATGTTGATGTAGTATCTCAGAAGGGTGGTCTCACCTACTACAATGAGGTTGAGGTTAAGACTGCATGGAAGGGTGACTGGCCTACACACTGGGCTGAGGTACGTCTACCTGAACGTAAGAAACGTCTGAAGGGTAAGCACACTGATGGTGTACTAAACTTCTACATCTTCCGTCCTGACTTCAAGCAGGCATGGCGCATCAAGGATACCCTGCTAACAGATGAAAGTCTCAAGGAAGCTAAGGGTCGTTACATCCACAAGGGTGAGAAGTTCTTCCACATCCCATACACA